ATTGCTCAGACTGACATGAATTAACCGACCATGTCTACGTCTCCCCGTACCCGGCCATGCAAATAGGCCGACAGGTCGAGGCACCGCACAGGACGTGGGGTGAAGTAAGCGACGGGGCGATCGAAACCAACAGCGTAACAATCAAAAAACAAAACCCAGTCGCTGGGAAAATCAATCAAGCCCCCCAAACGCAGGGGCGTGATCTCCATTAACGAGTCCAGGTAACCCTCAATTAATTTTTGAGTGGCAGGGTTTATGCCGTAGAGTTCTTCACAAAGAACTCTCGTCCGTGGACCTGGCTCGCTAAGATTCTCCCGCAACGCCCGACAGAAAGCAGGATCTAACTGCTCGGGGTGCAAGACGCGCCAATAGCGCGAAGAAGAGGACAAAAGTCGCCTAACAAGGCCGTCCAACCCAGAAGTCACCCGCAAGCCATAAGCAGCCAAACGGCTGATAATAGGGCACGCGGGGTACTGGTACGCCATGGACAACGATTTGGATCGCAAAAGTGCTCGATGAACTGAGCTGCGACTCATGGCATATTTACGCTCAACATAGCCAAAATCAGCCAATGCTTTGCGAGGGTCCGTTAAAATTTTCCTCTCTATAGGGTCGAAGTACATTTGACAAAACCCAGCTCGACTTAGGTGGGTCTCAACCGTCATCTTCACGGTGAAGCCAATATTGGTGAACATGGCATTCGTAGGATCTCGGGAAGAAGGATTTAAGGTAACAGAATCATCACCTTCACCAACCCCCTTTATCCGGGATAGGTCAGTCACTCCACAATGGGCGTAAAGGACATAGAACAAAGAAATCATACACAACAACAAATTTGCTAAACTGGTATCCATTTCACCTGACATGCGCTTGGCCCAGACTGATGTAGAAAAATTCTTATTTCTAATATAATTCTTACCAGCCAAGACCTCGTCGAGAAACAAGCACAGGTCAGCATACTCGGGCAAATTCTTACAAAGATACTTAAAGACCCTATGAACAGCACGCATCCAAAAAGGGACCACGTGTGCCTCCAATGAGGTATGGTCGATCACAATAAAGCGACCTTCCTCCCCCATCAGGTTCATCATGTAGTCTGCCCTCTCGGGTACAGGAACGTGCTTAATAGCGTAAGGATGTTGGTAAACCAAGTCCTCCATCAGACGAACAAATCGGCCATAAAAAGCCTTAGCGACGTCTTCACGAGCATTAATAGCACGAGCGTGTTTAAATTCAGGATAGGATTCATCCTTGCAGTGTTGGTCGATCCCCATATAAAGAAACTTCCCGGAAGGGTCCCGGTCAAGAGCGTGATCTAGCCCGCCAATCTTTTCCACAGCGTCCCGAATCTGTTGCTTTCGGTCCATAGTGTAATGGGAAGAGGCGAGCATATGCTCAAGAGAAAGGTCGGCATCAGGGGAAAGAGGAGCCAAACCTAACGAAGGTATAAACACATTGTCAATAAAATCTATTATCGCAGCCTCCTCACGGCAGAAAGGAACTTGCCTGGCAAAGCGGTGAATGTTGCCAAAGAGAAGGGTCTTAGGATGACTAGTGTCAGGGACAGGGCGCGCTGCCCCATCAAGATGGCACCCCGCTGAAGCGCGCAGCACAGGTCGTAGATCTGCAGGAGCCAACACTGGATGTATTGAAAAGGAATTCCGCACCGGTCCAGCCACCGGCACGTGGTGCTCATCGACATGATAGCCTACCAGCCCGAAGCGAGCACCTGCCCCGCCAGGCCTGGCCGAAAAAGCACAGAACTGTA